TTTTCAATGAATTCATATGCATGGTGTATTACATTTGATAAAGTCGTATGTTTATTTGCATATTCAATTACGATATTACTGAACTGGAGTACATATTTATTAACATTGGGAATAGTGCATTTTTTTAATTGAATAATTGTATATAATGACAACGCATATTGTGTTGATTTTTCATACAAGGATTTTAATATATTTTTACATAGGTCTAATAAAATAAACTCAAATATCATTGGGCGCTTTGAATCTATATTGGAATTCATATTTTGAATTCGCATAATATCTACTTTTTTTGGTGGTTTTGCGTTTTGTTTAATATCGGTACTAAATTTAGCTGTACCAATCGTATTCATTCCGTACAATTTCATCATTTCTTGAATTTCTTTGTCAAAATATTGCTTATACAAATATGATTCATTTTCTGAATTAATATCGATTTTAACAATCTGAAACAAAGACGAATTCACATTGTATTTTATATTAACATCTTGAAACCCATCTCGAATGAGTTGCAAAACACGTTTTTCATCATCCGATACAGGAACCTCAGTGTTATTCCACTCGGTCTTAGTAAGCTTGGTTTGTTTTAAATCCATTGTTGATTCTTTGGTAAAAATTTAATAAAACTGGTTAAAGATATTATTTATAATATACTTAATTATTTATTTCAATTTTTATATATGTTTAATTTTCTTACAAAATCGAAACAAACTACCAATACAATTGGGTTTGAAGATGTTAAATTTGCCACCGACAATCCTACAAAATATATATTGATTAATACACTTCCTTCTGGTGATCAAGACATATTAATTAAAACTTCAATTGCGCCAGATACAGAAGAAGATGTAATAAACGCTCAATTAAATGATTATAATACACCAGATTTACCTATTATTATTTATGGCAAAAATGCGAATGACCCTTCCGTTGAAATCAAATATAGGCAATTATGTAGGTTAGGATTTAAAGATGTTTATATGTATCCAGGAGGATTATTTGAATGGCTGTTGTTGCAAGATATTTATGGTGAAGAAGAATTTCCAACCAAAAAAAATAATTTAATAAAACAAATACCCGATATTTTACGATACAAACCTCCACGTGTTCTACGGTAATTCGCAAAATTGATTTTCTTTTTATAATGTAAATTACGAGAACAAGAACAATATGAAATTAATTTCTCAGGAAAATCTGGTTAAAGGCGAAACTTATTACATTGAATGTAGATCAAAAATGAATGAAATGTCTGGTAAAAAAATAGGAATTTTCGATGGGATTGAATATCCATTTGGACAACATATACCATTTGCTAAGTTCATTCAATTAAGAGACTTACCAAATGCTAGAATGCCAAGCGGGATGGGTTCATACAATGTTAATAAATACAGTGTTTTACACCATCAATTCTATTTACCTGAAAAAGATAGAATATTCGAAAATAATTGCTTAAAAAATATTATAGATAAATACACGAATTCAAATATCGGTTGCGCTTTATATCGACCATTATATCCTGTATTTTACGAATTTCACAAAATTGATTTTTATTTGTAAAAAAATGAATTATCGTAAAATATAAAACAACCGCAAAATAACATGAAACTGATTTCTGAAAACGAACTGAAAAAAGGTGAAACTTACTACATTGAATGTACCTCAAAAATGAATGAAATGTCTGGTAAAAAAATAGGTGTTTTCAATGATTTTGAATATCCACATGGACCAAATCCACCATTTGCTCGGTTCTCCAAACTGAGAGATTTACCAAACGCGAAAATGCCAACTGGTATGGGAACAGTAAGTACAAATATATACAGCACGTTGAACCATAAATTCTATTTACCAGAAAAGGATGAGATATGCGAAAATAACTACTTAAAGAATATTATATATAAATATACGGATACAAATATTGGGAGTTATATATTTCGGTCTTTGTATCCATGTGCATCGCCTCCTGTTGATAAAATGGTAGAGGTGGTAGAAAAAGGAAACCCGGTCTAGAAAATCGCGAAATGAATTGTGGTCTAGAAAACTGGCATATAAATTATAAAAAATATAAAAACGGTCGCATAGTGTAGCGGTTAGCACCGAGGACTTTGAATCCTCTAACCTGGGTTCAAATCCCAGTGCGACCATAAAAAAATTCCAAGTTATATGCACTTGGAATTTTTTTATTTCTATTCATTCTATTTTATCAAAATCCTTATTTATTTATTTATTGGAAACTTTCTATAAATTCGAAAACAGAATTGATTTGTTCATTGGAAATAGCTCCATTTGCATTAATATTTAATACAGGATAGTTTAAATCTGCTTGTTTTTTATCACCAATCCATTTTTCGTGATACTCATGACATTCACTCAAATATCCCAATGTTATCGTAGACTCACCATCGCGTGCTCTGATTTTGGTTCGTTCAAATGATACTTCGGGGTCTGCGTTGATATAAATAACTCCCGACAATTGCTTCACTTCTGGTTGTTTTGTAATTTCATTGTAAAACATATTATATATTTGATAATCGATGTCTTCAATTACTCCGTCATCATGCAACATTTTTGCAAATATTTCTTTATCTGCATCTAACGAACGTTCACATAATATAATTTCAACGTCTGGATTATTTTGAATAGCTTCTCTTAGAATAGTTAAACGTGTTGAAAACGCCATAACTTGAAATGCGAATGCATGTTTTGCTGGATTTTTATAAAATTTAGATAAAATTGTCTCATTTTGGTTATCTTTCACGGTTTCCCAAATGTCAACTGGTTCGCGTAGAAACAAAATTTTTTTTTGTGTTTGTTGATTCATGAATTCGGCTTTGAGACGGTTTAATATAGTTGTTTTTCCCGAACCGATATTTCCTTCAATTGAAATGATAATTGGTGCCATGATTTTCAAAAGTTTTAAATTAAGTTAAATATGTATATAATACAAATAAAATAGATACATATTTTTCATTTCAATTTTTTATTTACGACTACTTTTTCTTCTTTTTAAATAAGCGCGTTTTGCACCAGGTGCAAATTGTAATGGCATAGTATTTTTACGTGTTTTTTTGGTGTTTGTTTTTTTACCACCAAAAACAGTTTTACTATCTGATGATTCAAGTTTTCCTGCATTTTCTTTATTAAACAAATGAGGTACTACACTCTTAAATTTTGCTGTATTTTCAGCTATATCATTACTATTTGTTAGTTTGAATCCCGTATGTGTATATTTATCACCATTCTCGCCAGTAATCTCAATTAATCCAGAACCGACTATAATTGTAGGTATACCTTTCTTATATTCAGTATAATCAAGTTCTTTATTATCAGTTTTACCTTTGACTACTTGACCCAATACAACATCACTAAAAAACCATCCTTTTTCTCCGGATTCTAATTTCCGATTTTTAACAATGTTTTCTTTTGGTACATTTGTTATTGTTCTACCTGATTCAACACCAATTTTGAAGGGTCCACTGCCACCATTTGTATCAACAACAAACCCTGGTATATATAAATATTTTCCGTTGTCTTCTAATTTAACAATAACAGAATCGTCATTATTGAAATCACTTGATGTTTTTGCAGCAAATTTTTCTTTTAAATTTTTTTTTTCATTATCAATACTTGTATTAACTACAGTATCATTAATACTATTACCAAAATTGCTAGAATCAGTCATTGTACCCATTGCTTTTAACATGGTTTTATCATTTTTATCGAATATCAAATAGATATCACCTTCTACTGGAGATGCCATTCTTATTATATTATATTATAAATAAAGAAATAAATTACACAAATTTACAACAAATATCAATCTTATCCACATCAATACTTACTAACATAGGATCACGATCAAATTGTGATATCCAAAACCAATATTTATTTTCATTTATGCTAAATCCTATACAAAACTCAATTCCTATATTGTTAAAATAAAACGGCCTACTATATTTTAATGGCGCGTATGTTTCTTTATCCAAAATAACCATGATATGATAATAATTACGCGGTTTTTTCTCTTCGCTAAAATGAACGACTCCTACTAAATATCCATTATGTTCGACTAAAGGCGCTGAACCGCGAATTTTATGAAAAAATGGCGCAATTTTAGTTGTATCATGCGTGCTTACAATTTCCAACTTACGTTCACCATTTTCATTTTCAACAATTTTTCCAATTTCAAACGGCTGCCAGCGATAAATAAACAATTCTTCTTGATTTCCGTTGTTATTTGTTTTCACAATCGGTATCCAATTTTTCTCACAGAATGTATCAGTCGGTGGTTCAATTACACATGAATCTTTATAGCAACGATTTTCTATATCATATTCGCCGACAATCATACGATTACCAGTAGTGTGATAATATCCCACTGTCGTAGCAATGTATTTCACTTTATCACCAATAGAGTATAGTCGTAAATCTTCAATTCCTCTTGAATAAAAATCATGTTTTGGTAAATCAATTGTCTCTTCCATAATATTAAAATCAATAGGATTAAGAGGCCATTGTCCATCTTCATTTATTGGAAGTAGCTCAGAACAGACATTGGTATTACGTATGATACTAAATCCATCATAAAACAAATATGTTCCATCTAAATAAAACCAATAGTTAACATATCGTGTGTTCAAAAAATGTTTTCCATTATGATATACATACGAAGCAGATGAAGGAGTTCGCTGGTGAATTTCCGGATACTGATATACATAATTTTCCGAACCATGATCTGTAAGAGAACGCGTAAAATATTGCGCTGGCATATTGGTTAAAATCGTATCATTATGATCAGCAGAATACCATATTGGCTTCCATTCAGAATTTGATTCTAACCACGCCCAAAAATTAACTTCCCATACCAATTTTCTCGAATTTTCAATAAAAACAGGAAAATACTCTTTGTATAATCGATCAAAATTCCGTATAGAATCAGCATCTCCTATAAAAAATCCTCCACAAAATCGCCAAAATATAGTGTCAGTTATATGGGATAGAAATACATTATCAAATTTATTCCAACATCCAGGTATTACAAAACAACTTGGATTGAATTCACATTGTGAAATGAGTTTTAAATATTCTAATGTAGATTCTTTTTGAAAAAATACATGCGAAATATTGAAATCTATCCACGCAAAATGTGTAGAGTTCCATGGATTTTTTTCTAT